CGCTCGGTCACAGCTACCGTACCGGAAGAGATCTTCTGCGCACTGGCGGCCGCTATGTCATGCGACTCGTGCGGCGTCCCACTGAGAGTGGCGTACGTAGACCCAGTCGACGCGGATACGACAGTGTCATGCCCTTCCGTGACGGCGGCGGTCCCGGCGATCGACGTATTAAACGCATGAACCTGATCATGAGACTCGAGAATTGCGCCGACGAGAACGCCCGGGGTGAAGCTACCTGCAGCCACTCGGTCGTGACCTTCATGAATCGCACCACTCATGAATACGGCTGGTGCGATCGTAAAGGCTTCCGACGCCCACGCGCCTTGATCGAAACCCTGAATGATTGCGTCTTCGATATCGAAACCGAACAGCGGTGTGAACGGGACACCGCCCGAACCTTGCGCAAAATAATGATTCGTGACACCTACGCCGGCCGCTACCACGTCGAGATAGCCGTTTTTGTAAAGCGACTGCGTGACAGCATTCGGAACTGGCCCGACCAGCAAAAATGCGATCGTCATGTCTTGGTGATCGATGATGTATTCGCTGTAGCCGAGCGGATTCCAGAATTGATTCAGCACTCGCTCGCCGCCAGGTACTGTGCCGTCCCAATGGTTGGCGGCCACGGTGGCGTACAGAAGCAAGCGGTATTCGTCATCGGGTAGCGGATAGAGAACCGTATTGCCGCCGACGATTGGCGCCCACGCGCCCTGATCGAAACCCAGGCCCGCGATGTCGAATGAGAAGAACAATCCCGTGATCGGTACGTTAACAAAGCGCGTCGGGCCGATCCATTGCCCGGTGGTATCGAGCTGCGACCCAATCGCCGTGTCGAGATCGTACAACGCAGGAATTCCGTTCGTAACATTCTGCTGATCGACGAGCGGCTGCAGCAACGCCTTCATCACTGCGACGAAGTCGGGCTGACTGAACGGGGCTTGCGGCAACTGGCTCATGATCAGAACGCAAAAGGTGATGTCGGCGGAGTGAAGTTCGCCGTATATCGAGCGACAGGACTCATTCGAATCTCGTCCAGGAAACAAGGACATGAAATCCCTTGAACCTGATCTCCGAACACTACGCTACCGCCGTCATTTCCAGGACCCGAAGCGGCCCCTCCAGTAGCGGTAGACCATTGTACTCCATCCAAATAGGCCGCATAAACTTCGCTGCCGCTTATCGCTTGGCCGACAAGCGCAAAGTGATGCCACGTATTTAACGAAAGGGCAGGGGACGCACTCGACGTGTAATCCCAATTGCCTATAGTAGAGGGGGTACCGACGTTAATGGTTATCTGTCCGGACGTATTGATAAACGCACCGAACCCTGTGAAATTGAGACTGCTCACGTGCTTGGTATAGATATTGTTGTTCGCAGCAGGATATGCCTGCAAATATACGAACAACTCGACGGTCCAATTTGACGGAAGATTTAGACTTGGTGCATTCCCACAGTTGATTCCATTCGAACCTACGCTTGATATTTGTAATGATGATGGTCCGAATTTCGATTGAGCAGTTGAGAGCGCCGCAGAACCTACGAAGGTTATTGTGTTTCCGTATACATCGGTAGTCGTCGTAGCACCGTTGAGTCCGTCAAGATGAAGCAATAGAACGGATGAGGTTCCAGAGGTGCCAAGCGCATGCACTATGTCAGAGTATTCCGTTACCGCAATATTACCCAACTGTAGCGATCCGCTCACGCGTACGCCATCATGTCCTTCCACAATGTTTGCGCGCGCCAAAATAGGCGCAAGCGGCGGAACCAATAGTCCGCTATTGTGCTCAGGCACAATCAACTTGATGTATTGGTCGACTAGGATCATGATTAGAACGCAAACGGATACGCCGGAGGCGTGAAATTGGACGTGTAACGAGCTACGTTGCTAAACCGGACTTCATCTATGTTCCCATCAAATATTTCCCCGATAGCCGCTATATCCCCGCCTATAGCAATCGGATGTCCGTTAGTGGAGACAGTCCCCGTGAGTGTCCCACTGCCAAAAGAAGTACCTTGAAAGAATGCAATCATTATTCCGGACGAACGAACAAGTGCACAATGCAGCCACTGGCCGGTTGGTACCGTAGGGCCAATTGCGGCAAATTGATATGCGCCAACACTGTTGCTTGCATAAAAATGAATGAGATGGTTTATATCGCATTGAAGCAGAAGCCATGACGCCCCACCCACCGTTCCTGTCTGACCTAAGAACGAAGTGTTGATAGCCATAGAAGTTATCGTGTTGAAATACACGAAACACTCGATCGTGAAATCTCCAGCAAACTCCCATTGAGTTGCGTCAGGCGTAGTGATACGTTGATTAGTAGTGCTAAGAAGAGATGCTGTTCCAAATTTGAAGTTTGCAGTCGATAGTGCCGCACCGTTCACACCAGTCCAAGTGTTTCCATACACGTCCGTGAAAGTGGTTGAGCCATTCGTACCATCAAGATGCAACAACGCCAATCCGTTCGGCCCGGACTGCAACTGCCCAAATACCGTATCTGGAGATTCTTGTACTGCTACTCTTCCAATCGCATTCAAGAAAGAACGAGCACTGACGCGATCATAGCCTTCGACAATCGACGCACGACCAAGTACTGGACCCAACGGTGGCGCCAATAATCCGCTGTTGTGCTCAGGCACAATCAGCTTGATGTACTGATCAACTAATATCATCACGTCACCGTGACGACAACATTGGCAGGCACACAGAATGCCGCAGCATTGAACGCAATTGGAATGTTCACGGTGCCTGTCGGACTCGGAGTCAGACCTACGGTAAGCGCGGTAATGTAATACGTCGCACCCACCCCGGTTGAATCCAACTGCGCGGCAGGATACAGCTGCGAATAGAACACCTCACCGCCGATTGGGAGAGACTCGAGAAATGCCGAAACTGCCGATTGGATTGAACCTACGGTGCTACCCGCAAATCCAGGCAGTGCTTTAATCGTAATGCTCACGTAGATCGGAACTTCGGTCAGGACATCGAAGTGAATCACGATCGGCAGACCTGAGCCCTGATCGATCACTGTGAATGTCTCGGCGCCGTATGTGCCGGTGCCTTCGGACTTCGTCTTCTGAATCGTGTTCGCGATTGTCTGCAGATCCCCACCGGCCACGATAACGTCAATCGAGTGACTCGGCACACCGTTGACATCCGTCGAGCTTGTGTTGTTCTCGTAAACCGTCCACTGCGTTACACCAGGCAGCTGCCCGATTGCCGCAAAGATCGCGGCAAGAGGTGACGTCGCCGGCAGTGCGACAGATTTGGACTGACGCACGCGAAGAGTCGCGTCAGTTTCAACAGGTGCGCCGGGCACTGCAATATGCACCGGGTTGTTCACTGTCGACCATCCGAGTTGCGGATTGAATATGATGTTTACGCTGTTGGTCGTTGCGCTAATGGCTCCGATCTGTTGCGCCGTAGCGGTTTCGTCGATTGCGCCCGCGAGAGGGATCGTAACGCTCACGGGCAAATTCCACAGATTTCCATTCGTGTCTTGCACCACACCGTTGGTGATGGTGGTTCCAGCGGTACCCGTGATAGTTACGACGACGGTACTGTTCGTGGCCACGTCTCGCGTCAGACCGTTAATCCGAACCAAGCTCGACAGATTGGCCCCTTGAGCAAATGACGGACTGAAAGATTGATATGCCGCTACGATGGCGTTGTTTCCGTCACTGATTGCCTTGGCAAATACAGCGAGCATGTTGCCATCCTGGCTGTCCGGAGAGATCACTGCGTCGGACCCGTAGATGCCTTGGAAGCTGGCCTGCAGCGACGCATAAACGTCCGCATACGTCGGAATAGTGATACCGGCGCTCGTGATAGTAGGGCCGAGCGTGGCAAGCGGATAGGGTCCAGCCATGGCAGTTTCCTCAAAGACTGAGCGTGATCGGCGCGGTGCCGTAAATCGTATCGATGGTTGCAGTGATCGTCAGGGCGCGACCATTCAACTGCGACGAATAATCCAGGATCTGATTCACTCCCGGCGTATTCAGGATCGCGCTTTGAATCGCCCCATCGCGGACGCCAGCGGTGCCGAATCCAATCACTTGCTGCAAGTACGGTACCCCGACATTCGTATCGAGAAACCACTGGCCTTGCCATAGGCGCAGACGCGTCAGAACCGCCTGGGCTACGCATTGCGGCGAATTCACCAGGAACTGCGTGTGCCCGCTGAAAATCGTACTGTCGCCGGTTGGAGTGAGCTCGCGGTATCGCATTTTCGTCTCTATGCCACGGGGCCTGAATCGTCGCCGCCAGTTTGAACCAAAGTGTGGAGGTGGGTCTCGTCGATGCGATGGCCATTGGCAACCACTTCGCCCGCAAATGTACTCGTGGCCGCGGTGATCCCTACAGCTGCGGCATCGATAATTGTGTTGCCTACGGACGCGACATTGACCTGACCCGCGGCATTCAGATTGATGTCGCCGCCTGCATTGATATTCACATTGGCAGGCGTGTGAATGTTCACAACGTGGCCGCCGGCAATCTCGATGTACGCCTGGCCATCATCTGAGCGCAATTGTACCGTATTCGTGCTGACGCTTGGCAGGGCATGCGGAAGACTGGAAACGCCCACGCGGACGAATCCATCGGACAGATCGTGCATCCGAAGATCCCCTTGCTGACTCATTTGGCCAGTCGACCACCACCCGTCGATGCAGCGACTGGAAAATGCCACTGTGCATTCATCTCCGGGCTGAATGGGGAATGTCAGGTGATATCCCCCTCCTCCTGGAAACTCCACGGGGCAATCGGCGATCACTGGCATCTGAATGTGTGCGGGCGAGCCTGTCCGAGGATCATTCCACTGGATGATGATCTGGGGCTGAACCTGACACGTTTGTTTCACCGCGTCGTAACTGACGATCTTCGCCGGCAGAAGAGTCCATATGTTCGCCTGACGGCCGCGGATCGCCGCAATCACGGCGCTTCGCAAGTCGTTTACGCGTTCGCGCGGATCCATCCTAACCTCCGGTCAATGGGTTCGTTAGAACCGTCGAGGTGGTTTTGTCGGTGGCCAGGCACGTTAAATTGGCGTACCACTTCTGACCGCGCGTGTCACCTTCGTACTCGATGACATATATACGGTAAACGCCGTCGAACGTCGTCTTTGCAACGTAATCGATGTCCTTGCCTCGGCTGCGAAAACTGACACCTGCCGAACCGCCCTGTGCCAGGTTAATCGAACTACCGATGAAGGTGTTGATCAGATCGGCGTTCAGTTGAATCGTGCCGCCAACTTGTAGCAGCGGGTTAATCAAACACTGAATCTTGAGACCCTCATTTGTCGCTTCCGGAATGCCGACTACGCCTGTCTGTGTCGACATCTGGATCGGAGGCCCCGGCAGATATCGGTTAACCGGAATCAATTGCAGCACGCCTTGCTGGATTGACCACGAGACATTCAAAGTAGATGCCAGCGTATGGATCGTGTCGCGTGCCGCTCCGAACAACACTTTCGAACGAGGATTCGCGATACCTGTTTTCAAAGTGTCAAAGTCATCACGAACGACAACGGATGTCTCGCCATTACTCACATTGCTGATAGCTTTGTTTCCTGCGGCAACTGCAGCCGCTATGACTTGCTGCGGCGTATTGCCTTTCGCCAGAGAAGCGCTCACAAAGCCTTGGTTGTAAAACACGTCAGCGTCGGAACATAGCAAATCAAGATACGTGCGCGTGGCAGTCTCTTTGCCTTTTCGAAATTGTTTGATCGAACCTGCAAAGATCGCAGCGAATGGCCCATTCTGATAGCCGGCCTGCAGAGTCACCGTTGTGAATTCGAGCAGGATTTTATTCATCGTTTCGGGTTTCAAGTTGTATACCCGAATGACGGCCGTGTTGGGGTGATCAATGTCCGCAGCCTCAATGCTGAACACGATGCGGAATTCTGACAAATCAAGTGTTTCACCTGCTGCACTGGTTATTTGCAGCACGCATTTTCTATTGAACAAACCTATCTGATCGGTAGTCATCACGGCACCGTGATGAAGTAAAGATTTCCGTTGTCGCCCAGATTGCTATATGTCGGCACCGCGTCGGTGTCGTAGTCAGTCATGGCTACGAGCGACCCTCCGAAATTCAAGTAACCGTACTGTCCGAGGAGATCACAACCTGTGACCAGCGCGATTCCTGTAACGATGTTATTTCCCGACTGATCGGCAATATCGAGTGTCCAGCTGTTCGCATTGGAATTGAAATTGAGCGTCAGCGTGTATACCGTGCCGCCCAATGAGATACCCAACTGCTGCTGAGAGCTGGTCAAAGGAATACGATAGGGGGTCATGGCGCCACTCCTATCCACACGCCTGCGGCGGTCGCATTGAAGTTGGGTGCGGCCGCAACCGACAAACGACCCGTTAACTGCACCGGATTCGTATCCTGAGGAGATTGTTGAGCGGACTGAGGCGCAGCCACCGGGACAATTTGCGTTAGCGCAATCAGCACTTGACGCATGTGCAACGTCACTCCGAGCATGTTGACTTTTTCTTTGTCGGAGTCGGTGGAGATCCCTTGGATCATCATTTGCGGATACTGACGCTTGCTAGTGACAACCGTATAAAGCACGCGCGCCGTCTGACCCTGAATCAGTTGCGTGTAAATGGCAGCCAACTGCGCAATGTATTCCGCACCGGGAGTGCTGTTTCCAATTCGACCGAGATCGAATAGCTGTTGCCCCGACCAACCAATATGCAAAGTGAGCTCGGCAGGCTTCTTGAACGAATGATCGGTGATGGGCGCACCCTGTTCGATCGGGTGATCCTCGATCTCCATCTCGTCGTGATGAATCTCTTCGAGCGTGACCTGGCCGATGAATTGAGGATTGTTCGCCTGCGACGCCGGCAGCCCATTCTGCAGAATGTTGTCCTGACCAACGAGCGCGCCCGTCGTCCCGACCTCGGGGTAGAGGCCGCGAACGAGTTGCAGACCGGGCACTGGTGCGTTTGTGAGAGGCATGATCAATTCGCAAAAAGACCGACGCCATCGCGGAACAGATCCGCATTTGTGCGTCGCACTTTCGATTGTACAACTTCACCGACGGCACCCGCATCGGAGCCGCTGATGTTGAAATTCTGCGTTACTTGGGGCGCGAAGACCTTCGAACCTTCGCCTCGAACTTGCGCATTGACGTCGCCGAGACGCGTATTGCCCAGAATCTTGTTTGGATACTCGGTAGTCTCTTTCGTCAGCGGGCCATACTTCTTGCCTCCGGCCAGCTGATCGTCTATGCGGCCCGATCCTGCATTGTAGGCTTGTAACGCCAAGCGGTAATTGCCTTTGTATTTGTCCAGCAACTCTTTCAAGAATTTCGCCGCTTCGAAGATGTCACGCATCGGATCCTGTCCCGCTTCGAACCCACGACCACGCGCAGTGGCCGGCATGAATTGAGCCACACCTTTGGCACCCGCAGGACTTTCGGCGGTCGGATTCCACGCGGATTCTTGCTTGAGCATGCGCATGAATATGTTCGGATCTAGCCCGAATTTCATTGCATCCTTTTGCGCTTCGATCTGCAGATCCTGCGTGGATATATTGCTGAACTTAGGTTTCCCCACACCACCGGCAGCCCGTAAACGCGCTTCGTCTTCAGGCTTCAGTTTCATTGTTGGGAATGCATTCTCGAACATATTTTTCCAATCACCTCTCAACATATGATCGAGTACCGAGGATGCTTTCGTGGCAGTATCTACGGCATCATTCATGTAGCTGTTCAACCCGAGCCATTTCGCACCAAGACCAGAGATCTCCTGTCCGATGATGCCGAGCTGTCGATTGAATTCTGCACCTTGCGATGCGGCCGTCTGATAGTTCTGGCCACTCAGTTTCATGATGTCTTGCGACTTCTTGAACTGTTCGTCCAACACTGGCAACTCTTTAACCAGCTGCACGAAGTTGCGCTCATTCATGTGCAACCAGTCTTGGGCCAGCTGGAGGGCCGTGTAGCGCTCGCCGCCCCCTCGGTTGTACATGGCCGCCAACATATGCTCCACGTCCTTAGCAACGAACTCCGTGGGTTGTTTGGTGTTGATGCCCCATCCGCGCAACAGACTCTCGGTGCCCGGTTTACGCAGCATGTCGCCGATCGCCTCAATGGCCTCAGTGGCCACGCCGGCCTGCAGTCCCACGCCTTGGAATGCCGCCTCAGTGGCCTTCAAACCGGCGACTGTTGCGCCTGTACGCTCGCTGATATAGAAAAGACGTGACAGGCCGTCGGCCATGGACTCGACGAACTTTTCCACCGCCAGACCGACACCGATCATGGTGCCACCGAGAGCCATCGCGCCCTTGGTGGTCTCGCTGAGTTGCGAGCGAAACTTCTTGCCACCAGCCTCGTCAATCTTGAAGCCGATGGCAATCAGAAACTCTTTTAGGATTTCGGATTCAGTGGCCATGGGAATTCGTGTATTCGGTTATGCGATAGCGGTTTTCTTCCTCGACATCGAGAGCCTCATTGGCGAGGACGATGTCCTGTAGATCAAGGGTACCATCTTTCAGGTCCCTCAACGTACACATGCCTGCGCGCACCGGCCGGTAGAGAAAATCTTCCCCGCCCGACATGGTTACGAGGTCTACGAGGTTCCCTGCGTCGCTTCCTCGACGTTCGATGGGCCGTCGAGGAGGCCCGACAAGAAAGGGCGAAAATGCTCCATCAGGACCGCCCATACGATCTGCAGCATGGTTGGCAGATCCATCTCACCAAACATCGAGCGTCCATTGACGATCAGCTTCAAAGGCTTCCCGTCGGTCTGCACTTCGACAACGGACAGGCACTTGTGGATGACGTAGTTCATCTGCTCGTCGGGAATCTTGGACATGTCATCCGACATGACCATCATCATCGCGATCTTGCTGACGGGGATGCCGGCCTGCGCCTGTTTCAGCGACATCAGGATCGGGCTGATCAGCGGCATCACTCGACGGAGGACGTGAAACTGGTCCTCACAATTCAACTTGCCAATCAGATAGGTCTTGCCGCCGAAATCAAATTCGGTGGCCATGATTAGACCGCTACTCCGAGCACTTGGGTCGCATCGCCGACCAGGAATGTCCACTCGAACATTTTGCCGGTTTTGTCATATGTGTTGTCGGGAATTTTCTCGAACGCCACCTGGGACGCCGTCACTTCGTCACCAGTGGCGAAGTTCGTGATGGAGATCACATTGCGGCCCCAGAGTGCCCCGGAGGTCCGCTGGACTTCGACCAGGGCCATCAACTGTGCATTGACCGGGGACGTTTTCAGGAGGCGCAGGGTCATGCGCGCGCCGCGAGTGGCCTGCAGAACCTGCATAGCCGTGGCATCCGCACCGATCTGCATGTGGCCGACATTGTCGACCTGGGCCACGGTGATGCCTTCTTCTGCGACGCCGGCCGTCGAGCCGATGCTGATATTCGCCCCCGTGGAGGCGTCCACGAGAGTGGCGTGGACGTCGATGAAGGAATAGGTTGCCATGAACGTTCCTTGTTACTGGTTGACAGTGACTGCGACGTTGACGGTTTGAACCGCCCCCGCCAGCTTGATTGCGACCTGGATCGGCACCGATTTGCGCGCGAGGCGATCGGTCGGATTCTGCACGTTAACGGATGGCGCGAAAATGTAGAAACCGGTCGGCATGAAGTCACCTTGCTTCAGCGTCCCGAAGCCGCCCACGTTCCACACCCCCGGCGCGATGAACCCATTGTTGACGTACTGCACGCAATCCTTCTTGATCACCGCGGTGATTTGATGCGTACCCGGGTCGGTCTGCGGGATCTTCGTCGGCGACAGATAGAGCAGGTTGTAGAGATCGGTCTGCATCTGAATGGCAAAGTTGTCCGAACCGATCAGAACGTCAGCATACAGATTCGACGCGCTCACAAACGACTCGAGAATTGCCGTGTTGTTGTTGTAGGCCGCAAACACATTCGCATTGAACCCTTGCAACGTCGCAAGCTGCGTCGCGTTCAGGTTCTCCGCGGAGATCAGCGGTTCCTGCTTGTACATCAGCGTGATGACCGTGTTGTTGCCGCCGTAGTTCGTGGTCAGGATCCGTGCGAAAGCGCTGGTGATCGCGTACGGGCTGGTGGCCGAGTATTGCGTGTAGGTGCGATTCAGCTTCAGCTGCTTCAGCAAATACGCCACATTGGTCGTGTCCGACGGATTGTTGATGATCGCGCCTTCACTGGTAGTGACGCCGTAGATATGCTTGTTGCCCGAGCCTTCGATGTAACTGGCAACGGCCACATGATCCGTGTCGCTCGTGATCGTCGGCATGGTCAGTGCGTACCACGTTTGACCGAACAGATTGTCGAACAGCGTTGCGGCGCTCACGGCGCTCTCGGCAGCCAGGCCCGGTGCCACATACGCGCCCGAGCTCGCGTCGCTCGACAGACCTTCCATCGGACCCGAGATGTCGGTGCCAGTCGTACCGGCGGTCAGGAATGAAACCGTACTTGCCGAGCCGGTCGTGCCCGAATAGATCTCGAAGCGGGTAAAATTGGCGTTGTACACGCACGTTGCGGTATTGCTGAATGTGGTACGAATTGCGGCCTGAATAACGGCAGCGACACCATTCAGACTCAGCGCGGCCGCGAACGGCGTACCGCTCATCACGACTTGCGTCACCGACCCACCATCGAACGCCACTGCAAATGATGCACTGGTCAGTGCAGTCCAGTAACTGAGCAGCAATTGCGCGGGTTCCAGAACGCCAGCAATCAGCGCGCCATTGGTTGCAGTCTGTGCCCACCGGCCGATCGCGATGCTAGTCGGCTGCGGGGTCTGAGCGAACCACAGATTGGCTGCCAGATACTCGGGCGCGCTCGTGCCGAAGTCAGCGGCGACGGCACCCAAGGTCGTGTAATAACGAATGCGAGTGATCGTGTCGATCACCGCCGAATTGCCAAGCACTAGTTCAACGGACGTATTTTGCGCCTGCGCGGCGGCCGGCGACAGATTGACCGAGACCTGGATCAGGGCGTCAATGGAAAGAGTTGCGGGCATGCTGGACTCCCAATCAAGTGACCGTCGCCATGGCGGACACGGTATCGAAACCTTCACCTATCGACGCGTCCCCATCAGGCCGAGCCAGCAGGATGGTGGTCGTGTACGACTCGTTATTTACGGTCACATTGATGGCGACAAGGTCCTGAATCGCATACCAACGGACAATCTGACGACGTATTCTAACAGGCAAATCCACGCGATAGAGCCAGCGCTCCTTCACAAGGGAGGGTACTGTACGAAGTTCTCCGGTGTCGACCAGGCTCGCATTTTGGGTATTCAAGATGGCCAAATTCTGGGGAATATACAAGCCATCGCGAAGCAACGCCGCATAATAATCGGCGGTACCGTCAGGGCTGTAAAACGACACCAGGATCTCAAGCGTCTCGTGTGTCTGAAACTCGTCATGCTCGGGCATGTTGCCCGACTGAGGCACATGTCGTTGATAGGAGAACTTCGGATTCGAACGCTTTACAACACCAAACGCCGCCCATGGACCTGTTGGCAGATTCGCGACATCCGGGAATTGCCACCGCGGGAAAAACGATGTGCCAGGCAGACCAGTGATACCGACGAAGATGGGCTGAAGGAAGCGGAATAGATCCTGACCTTCGAGAGGTGCGGGCGCATTGTACGGCAGCAGGTAACCGCCGATTGCCGAGGTGTTCATCGCGTCACCGTTGCATCAATACGATCCACACTCGTGGCCACGACGCGCACCCATCCTGGGCCAAAATGGTTCCACGGCAGCACTTGCACGAGCATGAATGTGTCACCGCTCCAAAGTAGCAAATCAGGTTGCCGCTGCGTGGGCGGAATCGTATTCAGCTGTACCGCAGCAGTGTTCAGCAACGCCCTCGTGAAAATCACTATGTTGCGTTGCCCGTACTGTATGTCGTCGCGTCGCTTCAGATCCGCCGGCTTGGCTGGCGTTACCACACCGAGTATGTTGCGCGTGATTGTGTCGTTGGTACTGACCTCTCCGAGATTGCTGACGCTCTGCACGCGCTGGACGACATCGAACCGATCCGTAAACTGCGGATCCAGAAGCATGATGCTCGGATCGAGGAACGGCCCGGCCATGGCTTTACCTGCTGCGTCGAGCGTACAGAATCCCAAGCGCAGTCAGGTCGGTACCGCTGGTTACAGTAACGTTCAGCACAAGATAGACGGTGGTTGGAGTCGACACATTGAACGGTTGCGGTGCAGGTACATCCGACACAGGTGTCGCCAACGCGATGCCGTAGACGTCCGACGCACAGAGATACGCTGCCGGCAATACCCCCGTCGTGGTGCTGATGCCGACAGTCGCTTGCGCAGGCACCGCAGAACCGCCCGTACTGGTCAGAACCATCGAGCCCCACACATCCCAATCACCCGCCGGTAGTGTCAACGAAATCAGGTTGTGAGTGCCAGTGGCAGCGAATGCCACGGGGCTCGCAGTTACGGCCTGAAGCAACTGCCCCACGGTTCCTGTCGCAGCAGCGCTGCCGTCGGTGATTCCGGGAATTTGCCCGATCGGCGAAAACACGGACAATCCTTGTGCGGTTTGAATCCCCGACGGAATGCCGTTGGTCAGCTGTAGCAGGCAAATTTCGCCGGCAATTCCAAGATCGATGTATGCAACGGCCATGTCGTTCTCCTACTGGTTCTTGACCAGATCTGTGCGCTCGCGCTTCTGCTTTTCAGAACGCTCGCCCGGATGCGAACCCGGTGTGAACACCCCCGCACCATTGCGCGGATGTTCTGATTTCTGCAGCGGTTTTCCGGGGCCCGATCCAAACTGTCCGCGACCACCTCGCGGATGTTCCTTTGGATCGAAATCGACTGTCCGCGTGCCGGTACTGTCGTGGATGTGGATTTTGATCATGGCTATCACAGCATCGGGTTACTGGCTTTCGCCTTTTCATGAGCGGCTTGGCGCGCGGCTTCGACAGCTTCGCGCGAGTGTTTCGCAGCATACGCGGCCGCACCAGTGGCAGGAGTGCGCGCAGGGGCGGTTCCGGTTTTGGTCGCGAATTTGCCGCCTTCCCGTTTGTGCTTGTTTTCTTCGAATGCACCGGCATCCGCGACGTGTTGTTCGAACATGCCTGGATGCAAATGCAAATAAATGTGGGTCACGCGCGCCATGATTAGCCTCGGCTTTTGTCTCTGACTATGTATGTTACAGCATTGCGCATCTCTGCCTCGTCGACCAGAGTGTTTGTTCGAGTTACCCCACGAGCGCGCCGATCGGCCAGTGTGCGTTCCGCCAGCGGCGGGGGCGTATTCGAGTTAATCATCTCTTTTATCGAATCGGCTGCCGCCAGTCCTGCGGCATGCATTCCTTGATCGACTGACTGCGCATTACCGGCCATGGCCGCGCGCGCTACGGATGCCATCCGTTTGTTGATTTCTTCTCGGGCCGCCTCGATACCAGGCATCACCGTCGGACGCGCCGGGATATTGGCCTCAGGCGCGCCGTACTCGCTGATGTACAGCCGAGCGGCATTGTTCAGACTTTCACCGTCCTGACGATCAGCCTTGTCGGACGGAATCCCCACGAGCACCTCTTGCTTTACGAGGTCATCCAGAGCCTGCAAAACGACCTGTGAGCGATCCTTCGTCTGGGATGCGCCGTTGCCGCCAATGACTTTGAACGCGTTACCCAGGCGCCCCGCAATCGCGCGCAAGGCCGCTTCATCAAACTGAGGGCCGGCCATGGATCACTCCGAGAAGTCTTCAAACCGAGGACCCGACCAGGCAGGCCCCATCGGGAAGAAGACTCCGCCGAATTGCCCGGCCGGCGCAAATCCCGGACGTGTTTGGATCGGCCCGGATCCAAATTGACGTGCCAGCTTAACGAACATCGTGCCATAGCGCGTATTCGACCACGGGCCATCTTCCGCGTTCGTTCCGAGAGCCGTGTCGTAGGCGATCGTGAGTTCGCCGACCGTCTTGCTGGAGATTGGGCCGACCGTCATCCCCGGGGGCGCACCATTGCCGCCCTCGGCCGTAGAGAGCCCTTGCATCGAGATCTGATGCGCCGTATACAGCTGAGCACCCAAATCGATCGCCGTCTTCCAACGCCTGGTCGACAGGAACGTGTAGGCCCATTGCAGCCACATGTTCACCATCGAGTCAGGATAGACCGTGGCTGCCGTGAACTCCGGAAAGTTGGCGCGAAATTGCGCTACGCTGATTGCCACGATACACCCTATTGCGGCGTGACGATGCCGTTGGAGTTCTCCGGATCGTGCTCGTTGGCACCCCACATCTGGTGCACGCGATTCGCATATTCCAGCGTGTCGCATTTAACCGGCATGTGGCTGCCGTCGTGACCCATACTTGAGCCTTCGCCGTAGCCGAAGTCCATCACCCGCGCGGCCGGGCTGGCGGCACCTGGCGCCTTTGCTTCGAACGGGCACTCGTGATCCTTGTTCGCTTCGCGCTTCGTGTTTTCCGCGATGGCGATGGCTTGTTTCATCGGCATGTCGGGATGCGCATGCTTCTCGATGCTGATGTTTTCGCCGACCGATTTCTCGGTTCCTGTTTTGACCAGAGGCATGATGCTCTCCTTACCTGATGAAACCTGCAGCGCGGAGTTCTACTTCAGTCCAACCCGCGGCCAAGAAATCCTTGATTGATATCCCTTGGGCCTTACTCGTCATGCGGATATCCTGGAATTGACTATGCGGTACGGTGCCACCGGCAGGCCGATTTGGATCGACACTAGGGGACTTATGGGTAGCGGGTAACAGCATTTCATTCTCCTGAAAGTGAAACGGCCTGGGGGTCGCCCAGGCCGTTCCGTTTGCGACCGCGGTGAGGACGGCCGAGTTCGGCTCGCGGAAAGGACTCTCTTACACGCCGTAGCGCGAACCCGCAGTCTCGGGGTACACGACTTCTACGACGCCGAGCCGGCAGAAGTAGGTCGTCATGTGCCAGATACCGCTGTACTGGATCGGCGTACGCTGAAGCGTGGTCATCGGGAAACGAACCCGGTTGTACTGCTTCGTGTAGCAGAACATCACGTCGTTCGAGCTCGTCTTCGTACCCGGGACACCGAAGTTCGGGCTCGACAGACCGGCGTTCAGACCGACCAGCCACTTGCACGGGAAGATCTGCAAACCACCGCCCTTTTGCGCGCGCACGGTGATGTTGTTCTCTTCCAGGTAGCGCAGGATCGACACGTTGCCGGCATTCGATACCTTCTGCGTGCTGATGTAGCCGAAAACGATCGGCGGAAGCAGCAGACGGTTCGGCATCACTGCCCACGCCGAGGCGGTCCAAACGCTGGTGATGAGCTCGTTCACGTCGGCCAGGATTTCATCCGGCTGCTTGCTCACCCACGGGGTTGAACCCGAGGCGCCCGTCGCCACGATCTTGGTGTTCGTAATCAGCGAGGAGTTCAGCAGGCCGGTATCGCCCGTGCCCAAGTCACCGACGTACACTTGCTCGTCGATGTCCATCTGGTGCTTCAGCTGCAGGAATTCGAATTTCTGCTGGTCGACAGGACGGCCCGTCTTCGCAGCGCTTTCGAGTTCCAGGATCGTGAACTTGACTTCCTGTTCCCAGATCCGCAGCGGGTTGGTGATCTTCGCGATGTCCAGCGACTGCGCACCGACCTGATTAGTCTGCTTGCCAGCCCACGACTTGCCACGGCCGACGGTGTTGCCGGTGCCGAGGCCGCCCGGCGAACCGCCGGTTGACAGCGTGAAGGACGAGAGCTCGTCGGCGATCGTCACGTCGGAACGCAGATCGATGTCACGGTGCCAGGTGACCGAAGCCAGCGGCATGTGCAGCGTCTGATCCAGACGTTCGAGCTCGCCCACCATGAACGCGCCGGTCGAGTCGACCGTGCGAATCACTTGCCCCTTGGAGTCACGCACCTTACCGGGTTGCGACAGGGGATACCCATTGGGGCCCAGTTGAAGATTCGTCATGTCCATTGCAGTTTCCTTGGTTGTGCGCTGTCAGGCGTCAGATGGATTAGCCGCCCAGAACAACTTCGGCCACGCCGAATTGGTCCGCCGGTCCGTTGTAGTACGCGTCGTCGACGATCAGCTGCGAGGTGGCTTGGGGATCGACCACCGATTCGAAGCCGCCAACCGGCAGAGTCGTAAAGCCGGTGCTGGCCGAAGTGGCTACACGGACGTACACGGGGGCGCCCAGTTGAACCGCCGCTGCGTAGGTGCCAGTCGGCTCATTGACCGTAACGAGAACCCCGCCGGAAAGCGACAGCACATCAACCACCTGGCCGGCGGTCGGGCCGCCCGCATTGAACGCGGCGGCGCCAAACGTCTCGCCCGAACCGTTGTCTTGGGTCGGAAACGGACGCGTGGTGATACCGGCGATGCGGACCTTTGTGTTGCCTTTGGCGGTGTCATCGGTAGTGTCGACGGCACGGACAGTGTTGGTCGCTCCATGGAACAGCACAGCCTGTCCGAAGTACGTGGCCGGATTCGAGCCCGACGCGTCATTCATGAACGCACGGATCGAGCCGGGATGGATGCGGGTGACTTCACCGGGACTGCCGGCGCCCATGCGATACGGAAAAGCGGCCATGTTGATTCCTTGTCGTGGTCAAAAGTGGTTGTTACTCGGCAGTTTGTTGAGCCCAATGCTCTTCGTTCATCCGCTGCACGTCGGCGATCGAGAGAGGTCCGGTACGACCCGCGCCAGCACCCGTCTTTTCGGAGTCCGAGAAGCTGCGCATATCGGCGTGGTTCGTTTGAGCTTTGTGAATCGCGACGGCCGCCCGGAAAGTGCTGGTCACTTCGCGGCAGCTACAGCCGGCGAAATCGAGATTCCGCGTGACTTGCGACAGAACTTTCTTGCCGTCTTCGCTCGCCGAGAACAGAATCAAGGCGTTCTTGCGCAGATTGCAGAGGGTGTCATAACCTTGGGCTGTCGGCAGCTTCGAGTCGAATGTCGGGATGCTGATAGTCGGGGCCAGGATCGCGGCATCGCGCACCGTGTCGGCGAAAGATTCGACCAACATTTCGGAGTCCCGAGCCTTAATCGCATCGCCCGTGTACTGAGGCGCTTCTTCTTTAAGCTCACCTTCAATCTTGCGATTGGCCTTCTCGTGCGCAGGCTCTTCGCCCGCGGCCGCATCGACTTGCTTACCGGCGGTCTTCGCGGCTTCAGCCATGTTGTCCATGTGCTTTTTCATTTCTTCGAACCCGTCTTCGCACGTCTTCTTGATGTGCTCGATCGAATCCTCCATACCTTTCATCTTCTCGTGAAAGGCCGCGTTGGTTTCGGCATCCGCGAAAAACACTTTGCCACCGAAGGTCGCTGCATGTTCGCCGCCGACCGTGCCGGCGTTGTCTTTGGCTGAGCTCACGCGTTCTTCTCCTGTTTCGGGCAGCCCACCTTCGGGCTTGGTCGTTTCTGGCGCACCCAGATGGACGTGGATGTGCGTCGTCGATTCGTTGTGCTCGGGGTCACCGGTGAGTTTCATGATGCCGTCGCTGTCTTCCATGGCCGCCTTCAGGGCAACCTTGTCGTCGCGCAACACGGCATCTTTGACTCGCTTCATCCAATCGGCAACCACTCGCATAGCACTGTCCTCAATTCGGTGGGTTGTTTCTGCACCACAGGAACAGAGTATATCGGAACAATTCGCGTGCGTGCGCTGGCCCCACAAGTCGGGTCCTTCCGGCTGCATGGCGGAATCTCGCACGGCGCATCGAGTGCCGCATCGACCGGGAATATTGCGCAAGAACGCAACATGATTGATTCGGATCTGTCGTTGTGCAGCGTGACCCGGCCCGTAAATCTCATAGCGCGATTCGTAGCCACAGGAGAGTTCCTGTGTCGGATCCGCTTCTACTGCTGCGATCGCATCGGGGTGTTTGAAGATCAAATCCGCGAGCAGCAGATCATCCTCGATACCAGTGCCGCGCCGGATGTTCTGCATGTGACCACGCGACAGCATTGACCAATTGTCAGGAACAACATCGACGCCCGGATGATTGTCGACAATGTCTTTACCTTCGGCACTAGCCATAGCCTCGGGCGCGAACACCTCTTCGGGATCGCGCTCGATCTTTATGATGCCGTCGGGGCCAGGCTCCAGTCCAACCTCATTGACGCTGTACAGCTGAAATCCGGTGCGCGCGATGGCGCACCCGGAGATCACGAGGAATCCCTCGGGCGTCTTTGAGCGATGCTCGGTGAGTTTGACTGGCGTATAAAACATGACGTGTTACTCGATGTCGTACGTGTCGCCCGATGCGCCGGCAAACAGAACCTGACCAATAGGTCCGTTGTAATTCAACAGGATCGCGCCGGCAACAGTGGCAGTCGGCGTCATCGTAACGAAATGCGCGCCACCATCCATACTCAAACTGATCGCACGACTGGCGTTCGTCGAGTTCAGCTGGATGCTAAACGGAGGCGAGCCTGCGCCCACACCGGTCGCGACCGTGCCGCCAGCGGGGATAGTTCCGGATGAAAACAGAGCGGGAGTGTCCATGATTGTGATCCTTTCAGGTGGAATTGTATCTCAAATATTTTCAGTGACGATGAGGCGAAACCCTCGGGGCTCGATACGACCACCGACGGTGTAGATCGTGTTTAGGATGAAATAAGTGCCAATCGTGGGTGACGAGATCCACGTCGTGGTCACATTGGTTGGGATGTTTGTCGCGGGCGAGCTCGCGACATTCGGTGCTGGAACAGACCACGTGGAGCGTGCGATCTGATCGAGCGGGGACATGCCGGGCACCGCCGGCAAACCTGCAAGAAAATCGGTCCAATCAAGGCTGTAATCGCGAAACTCGCCTGGCGCCACGACGATGTACCAACCTTGTGCATCTTGAATGAAATCGCCCATGACGGTCCTCAGAAGGGTAGCGACACTATACCGGTATCGCGATACTGCGCCGACACGCGAAGGACACCAGATGCCGCGGGAAGTCGAAGTGCGGGCCTTGCGATATACGCCATACCGATTGCACGCACGATGTCATTTGTTTCTTGAATGATCGCAGTGGTCACCGGAAGCTTTGCTTTGGCGATGACCGCGTCTACAAGTTCGCGGATCGCTGCAGTGCCTGATGAAATGACTGTACCGCCCGAATGCGCAATGTCATTATGTTCTTTGATCAGGGCCTGGCCAATCGACGCAACTGTCGCGTGCGACAGCACCGAGTCGATACGTTCGCGAATCGCCGCAGTACCTGTTGCTATAGGTGAGGCTAACGCGCGAAAAATATCATGAGACTCGAGAATTGCGGCAGTTCCTTGATTGGCAATGGAAGTGGCCGAGCCTTGCGCGCGGTCCTGCTGTTCGAGCATGCTCTGCACTGAAAATGGTGCAGATGGCGGAGTGAAGTTCGCGGTGTAAACCGCTTTCCCCATCGTGATGCGCGCTTCGTCGATGAATCCATTCCACGTGCTATTGGGAGAACCATTAGCGGATCCGATCGCTTGACCTGTCATGCCTTTAATAATCGACCCACTGTATGAACCGGTTGGCGTTTGCGCAACACCGTCAAGGTACATGGTAAACGTCGAACCGTATCGCACCCACGCGCCGTGATGCCATGATCCTGTAGATAGAACTGCACTCGGTGTACTTATCGCAACGCTCCAATTGGTAGATCCGTCGGCGCTACCGCATAGCATGAACATGTCACCGTTATTGAAAAAGCAGAGACATCCCGAAAATCCGGAGCCCTGAGATCCAAACACAACGGTTGATCCGCTAAGGCTGTTCGCGTATACCCAGGCCTCGAATGTCCAATCCTGAGTCAGCGGGGCAAAGATGTCGTTGCTCGTGCCGATTAATACGCCGCCGCCCAGGCCCAGGGATGACGGGCCAAATTTTTGCTGAGTGGTGGAAAGTGCGGCACCGCCAACAGCCGACCACGAGCTACCGAAGACATCGGTGAACGTGGTCGAGCCGTTGGTTCCGTCGAAGTGCAGTAGCGCTGTCGACGGGTCGGTGTAGAGGGTAGCGGCCATGCGCCGCTCCTATTACGCGCCGTTGGCAGTGATCGTCATCGACGAAACTGCGACGGTCTGAGGCGAAGTGATGGTCGTCGAGTTCATCGACATGTCGCCGCCGAAGGTGATGGTCGTGGTGTTGGACACCCCGCCCGGCGTGGTGGTGCTCATGGTCACCGTGGTGCCGCCCACCGCAAGTACGGTGGTGTTGGCCGGAACCCCTGTGCCCGAAATCGTCATGCCGGCAACGACGCCCGTGGTCGAAGCGAAGTTCAGAACGTTGCCATCAGCGGCCGTTGCGGAGTTGGTCGTCAGAGTGGTCGTCTGATAGATCGTGCCCTGCGCGATGACCGTGGTACCGGCCGAACTCGTGCAGATCCGCCAATAGCCAGCCGTGCCGCTGTTCCCGGCCGCTGCGCTGGTGATAGCCGACATGGTCAGCACACCGGCAGATGCCGCGCCGGCAATCGGATTGGACATAGGCAGCGACGCGAGCAACGTACCCGTCGCGCCTGTTGCGCAACTGGCCGGCACCGCACCCGAATAAATCAACAGGAAGGCCGTCGTCGACGCCAGCGTGGTGATGTCATTCATGTTGTCGTTCTGATGGGTAACACTGTATTGCACCGACATGGTTCATCCTTCATGCGCAAATTTGCGCTTTTTCCAAATTTCTTTTAACAGAGCCGACTGTTTTGCTCTGACCGCGGGATCTTGATATCGTCGCTTATGAGTATCGGACATTGTCTTCCGAGTCTCCTTCAGATGCGACGTATGTTACCACTCCGACATGCGCTGCCGCAATTCTAGCACGATGTTCGGCAGACTTCGGGATACCCCTTTCTTTTTCGCAAAGCCTGTAAACCTGCGGCCTGACTGGTAAACGAATGATCGCTTTCTGCAGCCTTTTCCGATATAGAAAGGCGTGCCGTCGGGTTTATGATGCGAATACGTATAAAACATCATTCAGGTTCCGGTAGAACCACCTGAGGCCAACAGCGACAATTGGCGTTACACCCGGGATGACTGCGAAATCCTGATCGTTTATCCACGATGGGTGGTTCGTCCCATCGATGGAATGTACCGTCAAGTTCGTTATGATCCTTTCGCACATCCGAATCCTTTGATGTGCGCCAGAAATAGCCAGGTGATCCCACATACAACGCCCTGGATTCAACCAGCGTCGAGGACGCGGTTGAGACAGCAGATCTCGCGAGCATGCGCGCCCGGGCAACCGTGACGTCTTCGGTGCGGAGAATCTCTTCCGCAATCTCCGCGCTGCGCCGGCCGCCGGCATGTGCTTCCATCGCGAGATTGAAGACGCGGCTCGCCGCTTCGAGTGGAATGCTTTTGATTTCGTCGACCTGATCCGCGATCAGCGTTTGCATCGTGTGACCGATTGGCGTCGACTCGATCGCGTGACGCAGGTTCTGCCCGAGCTCTTGCGCCGTCGCATTCCATGCATTCGCATCGCGGCGCGCCACTTCATCGACCATGCGCGCAGCTGTGGCGCGCGCCCACGGGTCGAGCACGTCCGAATATTTCTCCAGCGTGGTCACGAGATCGGTCGGCCGGTGGGCGAGGCCTCGAATGATCGTGCCAACTTGGCGACCGACGGCGACCAGCTGGCGACCGTAACTCTTCTCCGCGTTTCGCACGCGCATGAAGTGCAGGCGCAAATTACGCGCCATTTGCTTGAAGGAAGGTTTCGCGTCAGTGATCATAAAATTGCCCATTAAGCCAGATAATGGGAAATATATGTTACATCAGACGACACGATTCAGGCTCTGCGACAGCGTGGGATCGAGCGATGCTTCGGCCTCGCCAGTCATCATGAGCACGTGCTCCAATTCTGATTTTTGCGACTGCTCGACATTTTCTTCGGCCGCCTGCTGATAAAAATCCTGTACGAGCGAATCCCACGTGCGAGCGCCGTAGGCCGAGGTATACCCCTCGACCTTCGCCATTGCTTCGCGATCAAGCTTTTCCATATGGCTTCCTAAGGTGACCGGTTCCGAGCCAGGTCTTGAACTCGTTCATCGACACGCGATGTACGGACATGATGCGGTCGACGCCCTGCAGATCACTGTAGCTGGACACGTAGGCCGCACACGCGCGTGCCTGCGATGAGAACCCGAGCATGCACTTGTGCTCATCAAAAAATCCGGTGCGCAGATCCTTCTGGTTGATGATGTATACGGTGTCCGCGCCGCGATCGGGCCCGAGGAAGCAATCCATTCCTTCGTCCGGACCTTCGGCCGAACCCGTACCGATCACGTAGCCGTAGTCGGCCGCCATGACAGCTTGCCACGGGTTCGCAGGATCACGCGAGGTGCGCGTCGTGCCGCGCTGATTCTCGATGTGCAACTTCAACCCGTGGAACTCGCACGTCACTGGGCCGCACGCCGCGTCATCGAACGGCCGCGCACCTGGCATTACACCACTCGGCATGACGTCGGGTTTGGGTAGAACGTTCGGAGGGTAGCCGGGCTCGCTGTACGGAATAGCGTGACGCTCTTCAGTGCCACCAGCAGAACCTGTCCATGCAGCGTCGCGGCTCTTCCCCTTTGCAGGAGCCGGTTTCTTACCGCCCGGGGGCGGACCACCTGGCACTGGGGGCTGATCCTCCATGCCCGGCATGACGATCCCCGCGGCAGGAACCGGAACATCGGCGGCCGCTTCGATATCTTCTTCCGTGATGTTTGTCCACACGCCGGTTTCGTGCGACTGCTGTTTGAGCTCCTGCATCGCAGTCTTCGTGGACACGGTGCCTTTTTCTTCGGCAGCCAGAATGGTCTCGGTGATGGTCTTGGCGATCGTGGCCTTTTCGAGCTCGGTCGGTTGCCACAGGGGCTTGAACGCGATGCTCATCTCCTCGTTCCACTTGATCCCGAGGGATTGCGCCATCAGCTGATACACGACCGTCATCGGATACAGCAGATCAGCGATTTGGCGTGCCTTGATCATGTCGTAGTAGTTGCGCATGTCGGACTCACCCGTGGCGTTCATGCCGGCGGGTGATGTGCCGAACAGCTTTGTCTGCGGCATCTGCAGGGCGCCCGACAATTGCTGCCGGAACTCTTGCAGAATCTCGGCCAGCCCCGCGAACGCGGCGTGCTCATGACCTTCGTATTCGTCTTCCAGGTCCATCAAGGTGACACCCTCGATGCCCTGCTGCGAGCGCATAACTTCGAGCAGTGCGCGCACACCTTCCATCGCGACTTCGTTCGAGCCGACGAGCTCTTTCAGGCCCTTCAGCTTGTATGTGCGGATGAACGATTTGTCGATCAGCTGCGCGGCGCCGCTCGATCCGATGTCGAACGCATTGATCCGGTCCTGGATCGTTTCGAGCACGGACAGGCCCCAGAGATTCTCCTGGATCGCCTGCCAGTACGGAAGCTCGTTTCCGACCATGCGGATCACGCGCGAGTGATGAATTTTCATGCGCGGCAGGGCCGGCGCGTCCGCGGTGACGCGGTAAAACATCGGCTTGCCGAATTGCGGGGACGCAAAGTCCGTTACCAGCAATTCCAGGCTCGGGTCGACCATCCACCGGTCGAGCGGGAAGATGCCCTTGAATTGATCCTTGCCGACGGTCTCGATTCGCAGCGGAGTCGAAGGATCCTGGTTGGCGATTATGATGAACCCGAGGCACCCGCCGTACAGGCGCGACCACTTCAGCACCGACCGGACGCTCGTCCACAGATTAAGCTTCGTGGCCTCGGCATCCATCTTACGGATGTCCTTTGGCTTCATAGGCCCATTAAGAATGACCCCTTGACGAGTCATGTCTTCCGGGATCACGTCGATGGCGTTCTTGCAGACGAACTGCCCGCGGTACATCCACTCGACCAGCGTGCGGATCCGGGTCAGCGGGTTGAAACTTGAACTGGAGCTTGAAAGGATGTTCTGCGCGCCGAGCCCGAGCCGGTGCGTGTAGTTGACGAACGAGTCCTGGAATTTGCCGCCGGCCGTCGCTTTCGCCATCGGGGTAACGGCGTCCATGCCGATACTCTCACGAGCCTTGCTGTCGGCGACTCTCGCGGAGCGTGCTACCTGAGTGACACCCACTCGTTTTGGCGCGCCGGCACCGTTACGCTTCCCGCCCCATCCGTTCGCCATCTTGAAACCTCGATTCAAATTGAATCAAGATGGTATCACCGAATCAAGGCATGCAGTGCTGGTCTAGATCTTCGAGGAAGGGTTTCATCAGCCGGGCGAATTTTTCACCATCAAATTCGCCGGAGGAGGTGCATTGTGTGAATGCTCCGAGAAGAATCTGGGCGCCACAGCTGAAGCCTGTTTTGTACCCTGCGCACGCCGCCTGCCGAGTGGCCAGGCTGGCATTTTCACATGCCGTCATGGAGAATTCGGCCAACGACCCCGTGAGCGTGCGAATCATTTCCGTCCCCTATTTCGGACCTTCTTATCGAAGGCTTCAAGAGTTGGCGCCGGTTGCCGATGGATGCTGTCGGTATCGAGCTTGGCCGCCGGCCGGGTCAAAGTTACGGTCAGACGATCGCCGACGCGCGCCATGTCCACAATGATTGTGCTGGCTTCGCCGAGGCCGCCCTGCATACGATACGTGCGGTTGTCCTCGGCGTCAAGCTGGACCGCCGAATCGAGAGACAGCGCCTCGATGCGGACCAGGCTCATGACGGTCACGCAAACTGACTGGTATTCACGGTCTGCGGATTAAACACCGCAGAAGCACCACCAAGGGCCAGCAACACGTTCGCGACCGCGTCGGCCGCATTGTCCGTGTTCAGCGTGACGACGACCTGGGTGATGGTCTGCGCGCCGCTGAGCGCGTTCGTGACGTTGACCGGAATGGTCATGGTATGGGAAGCGACGGGCATGTGATTCTCCTAAGGAATAGGTGGAGTAGCGTGATAACCCACGCCGGTCACCTTACAACTCCGGGCAACCTTTCGTTGGTACGCACGGGCTCTGTCTGCCGGTCTATTCTACGCGATCCTGTGCGTCGGTTGGGGCAGACGTGAGCTTGCGCCCAGAACCGGCCTCTGATCGAATGCTTCGCCGGCATTGGGTGCCACAATGACGGTGGTACCCGGATCGGCCAACACCGGGGGCGCGATCTCGACTGTGCCACCACCCGCCCGCACAACCTCGCCAGTGCGCGGATCGACAGCATGGGGAACGCCAGTCTCGCGTGTCAGGCGACCGGCTTCAACGTCGCCGGCCGGATTAAGCCAGGTGCCGATCTCGACCATTTCACCTTCGCCATTCTGCGCGAAGCGGCCAGTACCCTTGAAATGTTTCCCCGTAGTTGCCGGGATTTGCGTCACTTGCAAATCCTTCGATTGCAGGATTGGATCGCCGGCCAGTGCTGACGCTTTCTTCGTTAGACGCGGCGCGCCGCCACCTGATTCCTTCTTCGAGCGCGGGGCCGTAACGAAATCAAGGGCGGCCTGCAGCTGTTCACGCCACGCTTGGTCATGAGGCGATCCGGGCTCATTGTCATAGATAAATGACTGCAGCGGATCCATCTGACCGTTCTGCGCAAGCGCAGCGTTGCATTCATCCCAGGTCGGCAGAATCACTTCTTTCCTCCTTGTCGAGCGGCATTCGCGGCCACGATGGTCGGAAGTGCCAGATCCAGCATGTTTCGGCGCTGCGCAGCCTTACGATCCTCGACTGCCTTGTGATCGCCAAACAGCAGTTGTTTGATTCGCTTCTGGTTGTCGCGCGCGCCGGGAATGTTACTGTCGGGCCGGGCCATGCGTTCCCAGATCGAACGCTTCGCCGGGTTGTCGACGGGCTCTGGACCTGGATCTGGCAGGTATGGTGCTCGTAGATACGCGATCAGCTCGGGCCTGAAATTGTCGATCGCCATGCGGAGTTCGATCGGAATCTGCGACCGCTGCATGTTCACATAATCGGCGTCCGGAAATGTCGCGGTATCAATCAGTGCACTGATCTCTGGCGGTGCGTCAACCCACGGAAGGGGGTTGTCCTTTGGATTTCCGTTCGCCACATCCTTCGGATCAGGGACCATGCGAGTCACCCACGGTGTGATGACTTTGATCATGCCCATAGCATTCGGATGATCAAGCGTGATCGTGATCCCCATCGCGGCCGCAGTACTAATGATCGTCTCGGCGATCGAAGGCTTGGCTGGCTCAGGGGGCGGCAGATCGTCGATTGTGAGCTCTTGGCCGCCCCCGTCGCGTTCCTCGATGAATTCGATTAGATCGGCGCGACACTTGCGAATCTCTTGCAGCAAATCGGCCGGGACCTTGCGCTTTGGCGTGGCCGTCAGTTTACCGTCAGTCGGGTTGATGCGCAGTTTGACTCCGCGCTTTTCACAGGCTTCTACGATCTCAGCTGGCTTCACGTTCAATCACCGTCCAAATCGCCATCGGTATCGATCACCGGCAGCGGAGGGTATTGGACACCGCGCACGGCGCCGATAATCGATTCACGCGCATTGCTGATCAAAGCCTGCAGTTCGGCCGGCAGCGGCGTCGGAGTGTTGTCGGGTTGGAACGGCATCGTGACCGTCATCGTGGTGAAGTTGTTCGACAGAATGACATCGCCTCCGAGCGCCCGAATCCAGTCGAGCGCATACTGGCCTTTTGTCACTCGCAAACCTGGCGTACCTCCATTGAACATTCCGTCAGGGGCCCCATTGGGCTCGAACACGTTAGGCGGGTACGGCATATCAGGCTCCGTGCAAATCAGGCAGTTGAAACATGAACCGGAATTGCTCAGCATTGTCAGGATCACACTTACCAAGGACCGCTTCTCGCACCATTCGCGGAGTCACTTCGTCATCCATGTCCCATAACGAATGAACGGTTTCGCGCACGCGAGACACGTCTTCTTTGTCTCGGACGTATGTAAACCAACGACCGTCTTCGAACATCTTCCGCAGACCTTCGTCAGCTTCGTCGACCGACCAACCCTGTATTTTCAGAGTCATGAATCGTTCGGCGTCGGATGCATACGATATACATTCACCCGGCTGCAGGGTATGTGCGTGCGAGCCGCAGGACACTAAAACAAACATGCTACCGAGAATCGATGCTGTCCAAAAGGCTCGCGTCAATACGACCATGTCAATCCTTATTCGGCACACCGTGCGATTGGCGCAACGACTCCATCAACCGCTCTTTGCAGTTGCTCTCCACTATATCATGGACCTGTTTCGCCGACAGCGTAAGATTACCGTAAATCCAATTCAGGGTATTGATTGCCTGCTGATCGTCGTCGTCGTCTTTGTAGATGCACGTCAGCCGATGAGCGGGATCGCGACAGATCTCCAGAGTCGCCGCCATCACACCGAGTTGCATCTTGAGGGACGCGTTCTTGACGTCGAACGCTTCCTGCTTCGCGTCCCACGCGAACGCGTGGCATTCGGTTTCGTTCATCGTGTGGGCAACGGCGGCCCCGGCAACAGCATAGATCGCGAGCATGATCGAAAACGACAGGCTTCTCATCACAGGGTCCTTTCAAATGCGGCCACAGCCGCGGGAACGTATGGGCGAATCAGGTCGAGCATGGCTTCGGCGTAGACCCGTATTTCAAACTGCGCATGCTCGTGCAAACGAAGCCTAAGGAAACCGAACAAGTTGTGCAGATCGACGGTCGCGAAGTGCTTGCTGTACGTGTTCAGTGGCAGCACGCCGCGCGCGAGCTCGCGGGGGCAACCGAGCGACAGGAGTTTTCTGTAGCTCCGGAACGATTCCAGACACGCGCATCGGATCTCGTCCTGTATCTCAGCCGCATTCTCATTTACCTCGTCAGTCCGCATCTGCTTGTTGTGCGTCGACTGCGTCGTGATCTGGTCAAGCGCCGGCACGTAGAAGCACTCTTCGAGTTCGCTGTAGCGACCCGACTGCTCGTTGTACTTCCAGGTGCGATGCCGATGCCACTGGCGGAAGTTGAAGATTGGCGCCTTCGCCTCGAAGCAGAAAATAACGTGCTCGAACGGCGACGTGTGCTTGTTTTCCATCAGGTAGGCAATCAGCTTTTCGTCCGACCCATCGTTGCGCGGCGCGGCGTTGTACGACACCCGGGCCGCGCGAACGATCATCTGGTCGTCGCCCATGTGGTCGACCAGGCGCACCATGCCGTGATCCAGCACGGCGCGCCAATTGAGGATAGGCTCGCTCATTTCGTCAGGTACGCCAGGGTCGACTCGATCGCGGCAACGTGCGCCGCGGGTACGAAGATCATCTTGCCGTCGGCCGGCGCCGGGCTCTGGCCAGGTTCGAAACCTGCGGCGTCACGCACCGCGGTCCAAAGACCTGCCGCATCCACGGGGCGGTCAGCATGCCACACTGCCGCATAGTAGAGTGCAGTCACGGCGTCGAGCAATGCCCCGCCGTCGTTATCGTTGGCATATTCGGTCAGCAGTACGGCGGCACGCGCCATGTACGACAGATTCTCCGAGTACAGGCCCTCGCGGTAGAAGCGATCGATCGACATGCGGATCTTCTCGACCAGCTGTTCGACGGGCATTGCCACGATCTCGGGGAATTCTTTTGGTGGTTTGGCGTCAATGGTCGCGACCAACTTGCTCTTCGGTGTCATGCTACCTCCATAGTGCATTGCAGGGGATGTCTGTGATTGCTTGCCGTGCCACGAACTTGGTAGACTCGAGTCTCGGCAATTTGATGAGAATATACACCGGCCACGGCACGCCCTTCAGTATGAACCTTGAGCATGATATCGACCGCTTCGAAAGCAGTTTTGCCGAAAATCTGGATCAACAACTCGACCACGAATTCGCCCGGCGTGATATCGTCATTGATCAGAATCACAGCCCATAGCGGGGGCGGGGCTGGTGGTTGGATTTGATTGGCCAGGATCGGAGTGATTTGGCCCGGCACTGCGAAGGTTTCACTCATTTCATTCCCCACTGAGACGCGTATAGGCGCCCGCACGTTCGAGCTCTTCGATCTCTTCCTCGACTTCTTCGAGCGTCTCGCGATGACCGAGCCCGGTACGTAACGCCACGCTGACGCGAACCAGAATACCCCGCAGTCGGTTGCGATCCTCGGGAGTCATCGCGTCGTGTCCCGAGTGATCAACAGATCCGGGAAGTGACCCCATGGATGCACACTCATACCGAACGCGTAGTTACGGCATTGCTCCATGTCAATGAAATCTTTCGAATGACTAACTTCCAGTCGTCCGTCGTACCAAACCTCCCGGCGACTGCTGGTACAGTTGTCGAACGTACCGGTTGGATGCTTCGGTTTCGTGGCCATCACTCAGTATCCTTCCAGTTGAATTCGCTCGGAGTCACTCGAACGAACATCCATGCAAGCAGGACGCCGAACATGACCAGTAATGATAGGAACACTTGATCGGGAGTCATTCAGTCCTCCACGAATTGCCGGATCTCGGCGTCGAATTGAGTGTCGCGCTCGCGGGCGCCAAGGATGTGTTTGGCCTCTTCGAGCGACTTGAATTTGTCGCGCGTGCGCCGGCCGGCGCGGTCGGGCGGGTTGAGCATGTTGCGGATGTTCCGCTCGACCGCTTCTTCGTACCGCTGCTGTCGGGTCTTAGCCATCACTTCCCCTTGGCGAGCCGACGGACACGGGCGCGTTCTTTCTTCGCCACCTTCAGCAGATCGCTCCAGACGTCCTGCTCGATGCGTATGCGCAACCGCTCGATGAAATTCATCGCATTGACGGCCTGCTCCATGACCATCACCGGGCGGGCGGGTTTGTTGCCGATGTCGAACCGGGCGAGCAGAACGTCGCGCAGGGCGTCGATCTCGCGGACATTCAGGCGGATGTTTCTGATTGCGGTCGCGGTGAGTTTGTTGCGGTCCGGCATGTATTGATACAGATTAGAATCGACCGACTTCATAGGCGTTTGCCTCCATCGAGTGAACAGTCATTATGGCAGTAAATGACGGTCGTGTCAATAAATATCGTCGTCATTCTGATCAGCAATCTGCCGGATCAGATCCAGGATCCAACAGCCGGCCGCCACGAGTGCTGCAGCGCACATTCCTGCAGTAACTGCTTGACAAACCGTCAGATCGTCGATCATCAGAATTTCCTCAAAACGAACATCAGATGATCGTACGCTTCGCGCGGAGTGGATCCTCTACGCGCAACCCATCCTAGCCGGCAATACCATACACCGCACTCGCGCCAAAGACGAGGCTTATGAGCCATTCGAATCACTCCGCGAAAAAATTAAAACTCGGAACGAAGCGACAGGCTGAAAACGCCCCATCCCAATCCTTGGTACTGCGTCTGTACCGAACCAACGTGGACATTCTCCGTGCGCAAGAGACGATAGTTGAAAATCAATTCCGCCACGGGAGTGCGATATCCGATCCCCGCCAGCGGTGACACAAGGGTTTGAGTGTTGTCCACTCGTAGACCCTGATGCGGCTTGACCGTCCCATCGGTCCAATCGGGGATATTCATCGCGAATCCCGAACGCGCGACGCCCACCCCGATCTGCGCGAACGCCGGGCCCCAGTGAGGCTCGTACGCCGCCCAAATCCCATACGGATGCTCTACCCCGTACCAGTGGCTGTACGGAACACGCCCGTCACGACAGGCCGGCTCGTCTGCGCCACATGCGATCGCAGACGATGTCATCCTCCCCAGGCGCTCTGCCGACACGCTCCAGTTTGAGCCGACCAGCGTGACACCATATGCCACACCTTCGTTGCGAAACGAATGAGGCTTCTCGGCTTGGTACCACGTACCATTCGGAGGATTCGTTTCGTAGGAGCCGCCGAGCAGCAGCTGCAGACATGCGGTAAACAGGCAATTCGTCATTGCGTGGACTCCCTAATTGCTTGACGGGCCAGGTCGAGAATCTCGCCCGGAGTTATAGTTGGGCCGCCGAACGGACAGCGCGCGTGGCGTGCCTTGATCCATTCGAGATGCTTCCGGTCGAGTGCAGCGAGAAGCACAACGGCTTGTGCAGGACTGAGTGTCGGAACCCCAACGGTGTTGAACATGTCGTTACCCCCGATTCATACGTGAACCCACAGAATGACTGCGCAGAGTACTGCAACAAGCGCGTAGTCGAACGCCGCACCGTGATGCGCGTATTTGCCGTACGAGAATTCCATGAGGGCGCGCAGAGTGTAGATTGCGCATATGAAGTAAATCAGCCAGTGCATCTTCATCTCCGGTTGCGGATCCAATGCAAGTGATGATGCTGTTCAAGTGATTCGGCGCGGCGCGACCGCCTGCATTGGCCTATGAACGGTGTGCCCGGCAAAGCCAGGTATCCCACCAAAAGTTCGGCACGTCGGACGGGTCACAGGCAATTAGCACCTCGCCGCTTCGACTCGCAACCGGCGGCGCCGCCGGCCCTATCACTTGAACAGCATCATCGAGAGCGAGACTGTAGCACATGATCCGATCTGATGCAAGAAAAAAATAGGCCCCGAAGGGCCTATTAGGCTATCGCCTAACTGCGTCATCTCCACCACCGCCCCCGCCGCCACTCGGCGGAGAGACGTAATGCTGCTGCAGACCATCCCCCAAAATCGGAATGTAGGAGAAGAACGTAGCATTGTCGAGGATGCCGCAATTGAATCCACCGCATCCCGAACCCGTGAACGTCACCAGATACGTTCCCGGCTGCAACACGTTCCCCGTGCTTTGGTTCAGGACCCATTCGTCGCACCGCACCCAGGTATTGCAGGCGTAGGTGGCGTGATTGAATTGTGCCACCGTACCGTCACCCAAAAGCGCCGGTTGACCCGTCGAGATCCATTGCTGCAGCATGCACGGCGATCCGCCACAGAAACCCTGCCCCATCACCGGAACCGTGTTTCCGTTGGCATCAGTCGTAGTCTCCGGCACCGCCTGAACGATCGAGACCAGAGGCGCGCCATTCACGTCTGTTGCCGGCATGTATGTCAGATACGTCGGCGGAGGACATCCGCGCCCTGAACACACGCCTCGCCCTTCCTGACCGTACAACGTCCACGGCATGTTGGTGATGACCCATCCGCCGCCAGCTGCCGTAGCTGCCGCGTCTGACGTGTAATAGCCGGAGAAACTGGCCTGGATAGCACCGGAGAAATCTTCAGTCACCAGAGGGTTGCTAGTGCCGCCAATGCGGAAAGTGGTCTGCGTGTATGTGCCGTTGACCAGTGCCCCTTGAGAGATAGTCTCACGTCCGCTGTTACCCGCGGTGCTGATCTGCGGCGGAAACGGATTGGGGGTAGGACCCGCGCATGGCGCGGCATGCGTACACGTCTGCGCGAGCGCAAACGTCGAAAACAGCAATGCGAAACATCCTGCAATGAATTGCTTCATTTTCCCGCTTCCTTTATTCAACATCCCGAGAACCGCTCGGTACGGTGGTTCGATAGCCTGATCTTACCCGAAATCAAAGTCAACTCATCCGATCGGTTGAGGGTGAAAAAAATCCCCGCATATGCGGGGATTGTCAGTTGGTTGTTACCACGACTGTAACTGAGATCGGTATCGTGGCGTAAATGCGACGGTGTCTCCGTCTTTCTCGCCATCTCCGCCACTTGGGTGAGTACCGCCAGTTAAGCTCGCGGACTAGCCCAAGGACCGAGCTCACGACAACGTGACTGTCACGGACAGCGGAATTGTCGCCGTCACGTTCGGCACCGTAAACGGCAGCGAGACCACCGCGGGGGCGGCCGGGCGGGCCGTTTGCGCGTCAATCCGTTCCGCCGAGATCGTGTAGGTGCCAGGGGCAACGTTGTTGAACGTGACCGACACTTGCGTGCCCGTGCCCGTGGTGTCTTGCCCACTTTGCGTGGACACGATCGCGCCAGTGCTGTCCAGCAGATTGAAGTTGACCGGCCCTACCAGACCCACGTTAACCGGGCTGCCGAGGCTGGCGACTGCGTTTGCATTCATCATGGTGATTCCTTTCGAAGAAGTGAATCGAGAGTATGCCACGCTGCAGTGCAGCGTGGGGACCCTCTGATTCGATTACAGCTTTTTCACTGCTGATTGAGCAGCTGCCACATCGGCCTTGATCTTTTGAGCGATCATCGGATGCTTCGCCTGCACGAACACGCCAACCACGACGGCAGCCGCGTGAGTGCTGATCAGCAATGCGTTGGTAGCCAGAAATGCGTACACGGAACTGAACATGGGATTCTCCCAAAAGAATGAGCCTGCGATGGTACTCCGAATTTGACTGTTGCGCGGATGCCACTTTCGCGTGTCAACTGTCTGGAAGTATCGACCCTGTATCCCGCCAGCAAGTGATATATGGTTACCAGTAGGTCTTTGGCTGATTGGCGGAACAGGACACCATAGTTCTAGACAGTCGACTACACCTCATCCTCGTCAGGTAGATACCCCACGCGAGTGGGTGTCTCTCCGTCGGCGCGCTCGCGCACCAGGCCGTCGGTGAACTTGAATTGCGCCAGGCGTTGCACATTTGCAACAGCCTTCAGCTTCTCCAACGTCTCTTCATCCGGGATGGCCAGAACCGCATAGGCGTCAGCGGTCGCGTCGACCCCGTCGTCGTGGCGGCAGTCTGGGAACGGCCGGAAGTGATCCTTGACAGCGTCGGCGCAGTGTGCCATGACCGCGACCCACCCCACGTTCAGCTGCGAGGCGAGTGGGTCTGCGCGTGTCTGTTTATCCGATCGCGCAGGGCGCTCCACAACCGTGTAACCGTCAAGCAGCTGTGTGATGGTCATGAATTGGTCGGTGCCTGCCTGGCCCGGCTCCACCGGCACCGCTATCTTCACGTCACGTCCGTCGCGATGTGCTGTTGCCTTCATCCGCGCCTTGACCTCGTCCGGACGCGCGCGGAATAGCACGAACTCCTCGATGACGTAGATATGCACCTGGGGGTAGTATGCCAGCAGCACCGATGCGGTGAAGTCGGGCTCGGTCCTACCCGCCTTGAGCTCACGCGCGGCCAGGTCCCATCCGCGGCAGGCTAGGCGAGGACCCGGCGGCCGCACCGTGATCACCGGCATAGCGTCGACCTTGAATGTCGTACCCGACACGTTGTACGGCTGCTGCATGTACTGCGTTGCGAACTCCCACGGTTTCTGCAAGCGATACGCGTGTAGCCACTCCGTGGTGGCGCCGCCCTCCCACCGCGAGTTGTCGTTCTCGTCGAGCGCGGTCAGAGTCAG